AGCTTCTGAACACGCTGGCCTTCCTCAAGGCCCGCGAGCTTCGCCTGATGAAGCGCCGGGCTGAGATCATCGCTACCGGCGAGAAGCAGAAGGGACAAGTCCTCTCCTCCGTGTCGAAGCTCAAGAGCGAGAAGCGCATGGGTCTGTGGCACGGCAGCATTGAGAGTGGCTACACCAAGCAAGAGGGCACGGGCATGTATGACGGCGAGTGGCTGGACGAAACCACCACCAATACCACCTCCGTAGAGGACGCCCTGAACCGGCTGGAAGCCGAGCTGTCGAAGGTACAGGGCCAGAAGGTGAAAATCCTTGCGCAGCTCGATGCCATGAAGGTCAACCGGGAGCGGCTTGAGATCGAGCGCATCCGGGCGCAAGGCGAGAGCGAGCAATCGAAGTTGGCAAACGACTGGGTGGAAGCTCTGCTCGCCCTCTATGCCGAAGACCCGCAGGATGGCGGTGACGCCGAATGACCGAAGCGGCCCGGCGTGCTGCCTTTACCGACCTGATTCGCAAATACATCCACGACCCTGTCTCGTTTGCGAGGGATATCTGCAAATTCAATCCAGACGTGAACCAGGCCGCCGTGATGATGGATGTGGCAAACGCTACCCGCGTGACGGTGCGCTCCGGCCAGGGCGTCGGCAAGACGGCCCTTGAGGCTGTTATCGCCCTTTGGTTCATGACAACCCGGCCATTTGCCCGCGTGGTCGCCACCGCCCCGACGCGCCAGCAGCTTCACGACGTTCTGTGGTCGGAGATTGAAAAGTGGCGAAGCAAGTCTCCGCTGCTGTCCACCATTCTCAAATGGACGAAGACCTATGTCTACATGGTCGGATTTGAAAAGCGGTGGTTTGCCGTTGCTCGCACTGCCACCAAGCCCGAAAACATGCAGGGCTTCCACGAAGACAACATGTTGTTCATCGTGGACGAGGCTTCCGGCGTCGCGGAGCCGATCATGGAGGCCATACTCGGCACCCTGTCCGGGCCTGGAAATAAGCTGCTGATGTGCGGCAACCCCACCCAAACCAGCGGCACCTTCTACGACAGCCACACCGCCGACCTTGCGATGTACCGCGCCCACAAGATCAGCAGCCGCGATTGCGCACGCACCAACAAGGAAATGATCGCGGCGATGGAGCGCAAGTACGGCAGAGACAGCAACTTCATCCGAGTGCGTGTGGACGGCGAGTTCCCGCTGCAGGACGACGACGTGTTTCTTCCGATGTCGGCGCTCGACCGCTCAATCCATTCCGACTGGACACTAACGAAGCCTGTAAAGATCGACATCTCCTGCGACGTCGCCCGCTTTGGCGACGACAAGACTGTCATTGCCTACAAGGTCAATGAAAAGGTCACCATCTACGACAAGGTGAACGGGCGCGACCTCATGCGCACCGCCGACAAGATCGTGGAGCTCGGCATAGAGCTGATTCGAAAGTACAAGTACAAAGGCTCTATTATCATCCGCATCGACGATTCCGGCGTCGGCGGCGGCGTTACCGACCGCCTGCGGCAGATCAAAGATCGCAGCCCGAGCCGGTTCAGTTGGATGGTTATCAAGCCGATCATGTTCGGCCAGCGCATCCGACATATCTATTACCATGACACGACAACCTATATGTACGCCTGCATGAAGGAAATGATTGCGAGCGTAGACGAGAAAGGCCAGCCGAAACCCGTGGAGCTTGTGCTCCCGGACGACGCTGACCTTTTTGCGCAGCTTTCGTCCAGACGATACGAGATGACGGAGGCCAGCAAGATCAAGATTGAAAGCAAGGACGACTTCAAGAAACGCATCGGCTCTTCCCCCGATGAAGCCGACTGTGTGATTATGCTGTGCCTGCCCGTGACTTATAAACGTAAGCACGCAGATCAGTGAGGAGTGAAACCGCATGAGCGAGGAAATCAGAAAGCACGCGCCGAACGTCGGCGTCAGAGTGGTCTACGGTGCTGCGACAGTCCAGAGCTCTGTAAAGCCGATCAAGAAGGCCGAGACCCCGACCAACATCGACCCGGACGAGCAGGTCACCGCCGGTGACTGGCTGGAACATCCATATAACTTCGACGGCCTTGAGGTACTGGTAGAGCATTCCACTATCCTGCCTCAGTGCATCACCGCCTATAAAAACAACGTCTGCGGATTCGGCATCTCGATTGACTATCTCGACGAGTATAAGCAGTGGGACGAGAAGGAGCACCCGGAGATCGCGGAGGAATACGACAAAATCCAGCGCATCATCGACCTGCTTTCCCTCGACCAGGACACCAAGGACATGTTCGGCTCCATCGTCGCCACGCGGGAGCGGTTCGGAATTGCCTTCATCGAGGTCATTCGCAACCTCGACAAAGAAGTCGTGGAGATCACCAATATCCGCAGGCCCGGCACCATGCACCTGACAGTGCCTCTTGAGCCGTATGTGGATGTCAAATTCTTCTACAAGGGCGATGAGCTGTACCGCAAGAAGAAGTTCCGCAAATTCCGCCAGGAGGTCGGCGGGAAGTACGTCTACTTCAAGGAGTTTGGCGACCCCCGCATGATGGACAAGCGCACCGGCGAGTACGTCAAGGACAACGATCTTGACATCAACTATCAGGCCAACGAGATCATCGCCCTGCCGATTGGCGACAAGCCTTACGGCGAAGTGCGCTGGATTGGACAGGTCACCGGCATGGACGGCGCTGCAAAGGCGGAGTTCCTGAACGCCAACTACTTTGAGAACGGACGCCACACACCCATGATGATTATGATCGAGGGCGGCACCCTATCCGACGCATCCTTCAAGAAGATGCAGGAGTACATGGACGGTATCAAGGGCGTCGCCGGGCAGCATGCCTTCATGGTGCTTGAGAGCGAGAGCGTCAACGATACAAAGACCGGCTTCGAGCAAGAGAACGCCCCGAAGATCACAGTTAAGGACTTGTCGCCGATGCTGCAGAAGGACGAGCTGTTCCAGGGCTACATCGACAACTCCCGCAAGAAGGTGCAGAGCGCCTTCCTACTGCCTGATCTCTATGTTGGCTACACTACAGACTTCAACCGCGCCACCGCCCAAACGGCAATGGAAGTCACAGAGAAGCAGGTGTTCATTCCGTACCGGCAGGAAATGGCCTGGATAATCAACCGAAAGCTGCTGGCGGAGTACCAGTTCAAGTATTGCGAGATCAGCTTCCGCGCCCCGGACATCACCAATCCTGACGATCAGAGCAAGATTCTGACCATCGTGGAGCGGGCTGGCGGCCTCACCCCCAACGAGGCGCACCGGCTGGCCGGTACGATGGTCGGCGACACGGCAGAGGACTATACCGGCGATTGGGCCGATGTTCCCCTGGCCGTGCAGAGAGTTATCAACGCCAACAGCGCCGCACAGACGCCGGTGACGCCCGAAACGCCCGCCACAACGCCGAACGCGACGGAAAGCAAGCTGACCCCGGAGGTCATGGAACAGGTGGACGAGCGCGTGGAGGACGCCGAGAAGACCGGCAATGCGGAGCTGATCGCCGTCATGCGGCAGGTGCGCAAGGCGCTGGTTGAGATTGCGGAAAACAACCCCGCCCCGACCACGCCGACCGCACCTGCCGCCACAAGGCCGACGCAGGTCGCAAAGCGGGAAAGGCCGTCTCTTTCCAATGATGATGAGAAGCCCGTCGTCAAGGCCTCCATGCGTCAGTTTATGATGCAGCCGGTAAAGCGAGGGGACGGCAAATGAGATGCGAGACCTGCGAGGCGCTGATCAAGGCCATCGACGCCTACATCGCCAAGGTGGACGACGACATGGCGGATGAATTGGAGGACGCCGGTTACGTCGAACCCAAAGAAACCATAGACGACACCGAGGAGCTTGAAGAGAAGCTCGCGGACGCGATGAACATGGACACCGAGATCGTCTCGGAGCAGATCGAGCAGGCGGACAGCGTTGACGAGTTCTTCAAGAACACTTGGGAGGTCTACCGCGAGGCATCGGCCCTCGCCGACGACATTCAGGACATCATTCAGAACGGCCTCGTCGCTGTCATTCCCCGCCTCGCGTCCAAGTACATCAAGACCGCCGACAGCGGCCTTGTGGTCACGGTGCTGCGCGAGCGCACCGTTGACTGGATTTCACAGTGGTCGCCGCAGCTCGGCAAGATCATGAAGCTCACATCCCACGACGGGATTCAGCGCGTCCTTGAGGACGCCATGAAGGAAGGCAAGAGCGTCGCCGATGTCACCCGGCAGTTGATGGACGACGGCATTCGCACCAACTATGCGCGTGCCCGGCAGACGGCGCTCACCGAGATGCTAACGGCCCACTCCGTCGCCCAGCAGGAATCCTACATGCAATCCCCTGCCGTGGAAGGCAAGGAATGGAAGCACACCGGCGCTCGCAGAAACAAGCCCCGCCCCAACCACGTGGCGATGGACGGACAGGTGGTTCCGAAAGACCAGCCCTTCGATCTGGGCGGCGCGGACGGCGGCAGCTACAAGCCCATGTACCCGCGTGATTCCAAGCTGCCCGCGAGCGAGCGCATCAACTGCCATTGCATCACCAGCCCAGTCGTCGCCGAGGACATTCTCGGCCTTCCGCTTGACGAGCGCAAGCGCCTCCAGGCGGAGGCCATCGCCAACGACGACCGCAAGTGGGCCGAGGAGCTGGACGAGCGGAACAAGGCCCGCAGCGGCAACCAGACCAGCGGCAGCCCGATCAACAGCCTGTTGCCAAACGCAAACGGCGGCGTCCTGAAGCCCACCCGCACCGCGACGCAGACGCCGGACATCACCGACAAGCCGAATGCCGTCGTGGAGCACAAGGAGCCTGACGGCGCTGTCGTTCGATACTACTATGACGACGAAGGCAAGGTTATTATGCGGCTCGACAACAGCGACCACGGGCAGCCGAAGGCATATCCCTACGGCAATGGCGGCGCTCATTACGACCGGGCCATGTACGACGCCGACGGCAACTTCACGGGATGGAGCGAACACCGCTGCATCACCGCGAAGATGCGCAGGCTGGCGAAGGACATCATCAAGGCCAAGAAGTGACAGCCGGTTACAAATCACGCGGCCTGTTGTAGAACAGGTGACACGACCCGTTGTCACCAGAAATACATTAATCCGCGTAATATGTCACCAGCAACGCGGATTATTGATTTAAAACGCGAAAATGGAATGATTGAAACATTTCCGTATCTCAAACAATCCATTTCCAAGTCGGAGTGAAAAGGAAGGAGTGCTCCGCATGAAACGCAAGAGACCCTTCGACGGGCTGCCGGACATACTGCTCGGCCTGCTTGTCGTTGCAGCCATCGCGCTGCTGCCAATCGTCGGACTGTTCATGCACAGACTGGTTACATTCCTGATCTACTTCATTCCGAGCATAACCCTATACCGATAAAAACCACCTGCGTTACGACGCGGGTGTTTTTTATAATCCTCTGCTGCGTCCTTTGACGCGGCGACGACTGCGTGAAAGGAGGCAGGCATGGTGAAAACGATCACCGTCACTCACTATGCAGAAAAGGAGGTGAGACACAAATGAGCAATGTGAAGAAGTCCATTGAGATCACGGACGCCAAGATCAAGTTCGTGTCGCTGGTGGACAAGGCTGCGAACAAGAAGTCGTTCCTGCTGACCAAGCAGGAGGAAGACGGCGGTCAGGGATTCCAGACCAACGGTCGCATCATCAAGGTGGACAATGAGAGCCACTACGTCACCGGCGTGGTCTACGAACCCAATGTCGCCGACGCGCACGACAACTTCATGACCGAGGCCGAGATCGAAAAGGCCGCCCACTGGTTTATGAAGAACGGCGACAAGATCGACATCCAGCACTCCTTCGAGGAAGCGGACGGTCTGACTGTCGTCGAGAGCTCCGTCACGAAGGCCGAACAGACCATTGAGGGCGAGACGATCAAGAAGGGCACCTGGCTGATGACTGTTGAAGTCGCCAACGATGATGTCTGGGCCGCCATCGAAAAGGGCGAGATTACCGGCCTTTCGATGGGCGGCGTTGGCAAGTATGCCACGGAGGACGTTGACCTTGAGAAGGCCAGCACGCCGGAGGCCGCGCCCGCTGCGACTGCCCCTGCCGACGGCGTGCCCGAAAAGCTGAACCTGCTGGAAAAGCTGGCGAAGGCGCTGGGCGTTGAGAGCGCCGTGGTGAAGGGCGAGATGCGCGAAAAGTATGAGAAGCGCGTCCGTTCCGAGAAGTTCTGGATTGCGTTCAGCACGCTGGAAGGTGTGTTGCGCCGTTGGGATTACTGGACGGATGAACCCGCCTACGAAACCGACGAGAAGAAGGTGCGCGAAGCCCTGGAGGATTTCAACGAGATCATCGTTGAGATTCTCGAGGATAACAATACCACCATCACCAAGGAACTTCACGACGGACACCCGGCTGACGCTTCCGCTGGCGGCGAGGGAGCTGTTGAGAAGGCCGGACGCAAAATGTCCAAGGCCAACAAGGAAAAGCTGAACGGCATCGCCCAGCAGCTTATCGAGTTCGCAAAGGAATTCGACGACGACCCTGACGACGATCAGGAGGAACAGGACGACGCCGACACCGACGACAAGAAAGAAGAACAGGAGGAATCTGAAATGAACAAGGACGAGATTCAGAAGATGATTGACGAGGCGGTGCAGAAGGCCATGAAGCCCGCCGAGCAGCCTGCCGCCGAGCAGCAGGTTGAAAAGGCTGACCCCATGAACCAGGAAGCCATCCAGAAGATGATCGACGACGCCATCGAGAAGGCCATGAAGCCGGTCGAGAAGGAAGCCGAGCAGGCTCCTGCTGCCGAAGCCGTGACCGCCGATTCCGTGCAGAAGATGATCGAGGAGGGCATCTCCAAGGCGTTCAAGCAGCGCGGTCTCGCGACCGGCCTGGATGACGGCTCCACCAGCAATGTCGAAAAGGCCGAACCCCAGCACTACCTGCACGGCATCCTGTAAGGATGTGCGCAACAAATAGAATGGAGGGAATATACAGTGAGCAACATCGAACTGATCAATAAGGCTGGTACGACTACCACCAATACCCTTGCTGCGGGCGGCCTGCTGAATCCCGAGCAGGCACAGCAGTTCATTCAGCAGACCTTCGAGAAGACCGCTCTGGGCAACCTGATTCGTCACGTGCAGCGCCGGGCCAAGGCCGGTGAGATCGACAAGATCGGCATCGACCGTCGCATTCTGAGAGCCAAGACCGAGAACACGGACGACGGCTATCGCGTCACCCCGAACCATGGGAAGCTGACCTACAGCACCACGCCTGTTCGCCTGCCCTGGGAGATCACCGAGGAAACCCTGCGCGAAAACATTCAGGGTCAGAACTACGAGAACATCGTCACCAACCTGATGACGACCCAGCTCGGCATCGATCGCGAAGACCTGATGCTCAACGCGGACACCGCGACCGACGCCAGCGACCCCGACTACGACTTCCTGAAGGTCAACGACGGCTGGATTAAGCAGATCAAGGCTTCCGGCCACACCCTGAACCGGGCCTCCGTCAACAGCGGCGCGATGGCCGACAGTGTGTTCTACGACATGCTGCTCGCCATGCCTGACAAGTATCAGGACAACAGCCTGCGTTGGTTGATGGCTCCCTCCCGCAAGACCAAGTGGGAGAAGTTCCTGGTGGAGCAGGCCCGCACCTCCGGCGGAGCTGTCACCGACGGCATGATCAACAATCCTGCCGGTCACGGCATCGTTACCGTTCCCAACTTCCCCGCCGACGCGATTCTGCTGGTCAACCCGCAGAACCTGATCTGCGTGGACACCTACAACGTCATCATCCGCAAGACCACCGAAGGCGTGACCGCCGTCATGCAGGACAAGCGCTTCTACGTCGTCCACTTCGACTTCGACCCCATCGTCGAGGAGTTCGACGCCACCGCGCTGGCCTACGGCCTGGCCTGATGACAGGGCAAGGAGTCGCTTCCATGCGAAGCGGCTCCTTATTCCATTAAAGGAGGCGATAAGGTGATCACCCTGAAACTGACACACGGTCTGAGCCACAGCAACGGATTTGTAAGTGCAACCCAGAGGAACCCTTATGTTGAGGTTGAGGACGAGGCGGTTGCCAAGTACTGCATCGACAGCGGCTTCTTTGCCCGTGTGGGTGGCAAGATCGTGTCCGAGAGCGCTCCTGCGGCCCCTGCGGCCCCTGCGGCCACTTCCGCGCCGAGCGATGAAACGGGTACGTCCAACACGGCCAATGACGGCGAGAACGCCGCCCCCGCAGCACCTGCCGACGATTCTGACGAGCTTGAATCCATGACCGTGAACGAGCTCAAGGCCTACGCCGAAACCGTCGGAATCGACCTCGGCAAGGCCACCAGAAAGGCTGACATCATCGCGATCATCCGCGAAGAGGAAGCCGAAACCTAACGACCATCCATAGAAGGAGGAAAACAATATGAAGCCCAATCCGTGGAATCTCGGCGCTTGCGGCGTCGAGCAGATGATCTACGCCGGTTCTGTCGCCTTTGACACCGAGGATATCGACAAGGGCGTCGAGCTGTGCGAGCTGCCCGCTGGCATCATCGTCACGCGCGCTGTTGCTGTCGTGAAGACGGCCTTCGACGCTGGCACCACCAATGTTCTGACCGTCGGCTCGAACGACGATGTGAATGACCTGCTGGGCTCGGACGATGTCACCGAAGGCACCGCTGCCGCCTACGTCGTCAACAAGTTCGTCCAGTACGCCACCGCCAAGAAGATCAAGGCGAAGTACACCCAGACCGGCACCGCTGCCACCGCTGGCGCTGCGGACATCTACCTGTTCGTGGTGCGCATCCCGGCGTAAGGCAAGAACGGAGGGAACGGTATGGCTGTCAATCGTCCGTGGGTCACACCGGCAGATGTCAAAGCCTACAGCGACTACGAGGATGTGCAGCAGCGCAATGACACAAAGCTGGCTGTTGACATCACCCGCGCCGAACAGGTCGTGATTTCGTACACGCACAATAAGTTCGACGACGAGGAGTTGACGGAGATTCCCGCCAATGTCAAGACGGCGGTCATTCTGCTGGCCGAACGATACGCGCACACCGCCTTTAAGGTAGCACGCGCCTACCAGAGCGAGACCTTCGACGATTACAGCTATACCGCCAACGATTCCGAGGTCTCCCTCTCCGAACTCGGGATTGGAGCGCTGTTGGACGAGTTTGTCATTGAGAAGGAAGACGGCAAGCTGTTCATGCGGCTGCGGAAACTGTAAGGGAGGCGGCGCTCATGGCGTTGAAGGATTTCTTTGACCACAGGTGCAGCCTGTACCATATCGTCGGCAGTGAGGCATCACCGGGCTACGGCCTGCGCAAAAGCCTGTCGTTCGACTACCCCACCGAGCCGGACGAGGTGAATGTCCCCTGCCACTTCGCGCAGGGCAGTTCCGGCGGCACGCTGAACACGCTGGTTCAAAACCTGCCGGAGCACGCCTATCAGGAGCGAATCAAGCTGACGCTGCCAATTGGCACCGACATCCGCGTCAACGACAAGGTTCTTGACCACAGAACCAATCTCGAATATATAGCTGAAATACCGAGGAATATCCGAAACCACCACATCTACGTGTGGGTGAAACGCGAAGGAACGGAAGTGGGGCTGTAATGGCAGAGATTACCATTGACATGTCCGAATACGAGGCCTTCTTCGCACGAATGAAGGAAGCCGGAAGCGGGGCTTTTGAAAAGGAGATCGCACTCTTTTTTGAAGGGCTCGGCATGGAATTCCTGCGCGTGGTTCAGGACGAGATCATATCCGCAGGCGCAGTGGACACCCGCCTGATGCTGGCGAGTTTCAGCAAGGGCGGCGGAAACAACGTCTGGGAGGTTTCCAACGGCGGCTTGACACTGACTGTCGGTTCCACCCTCGACTACGCCCAATGGGTCAACGACGGTCACTGGGCCAATCCGTCCGGCGTCGCCGTGCGCTTCGTGCCCGGCTCGTGGTCTGGCGACAGATTTGTCTATTCGCCCGGCGCAAAGGGCGGGATGATACTGCGCCAGCAGTGGGTTGAAGGCTACCACTTCTGGGAGGCTGGTCTGCGAATCATCGAACAGATGATTCCGAAGTTCCTCGAAGCCAAGCTGCAGCAATGGCTTGACACCTATTTCAGCGGCTTCTAACCCAATCAACGACAGGAGGCGATACCGATGCACGAACTGGAGCAGGAGGTTGCTAGTGCGGCAAGATTCATCATCGACGCGCTGGACAGCGTAACCCCGTACTACTGGGAAATGCCCTCGAACTTCATGGTTCCATCGGTATTCTTCCCGACGCCGGAGATCGAAACGGCTGGCGATTCGCTGGACACCTACGAGATGGCTTTCACATGGCATGTGAAGCTGTTTCACAAGACCGACGGCGAGGCGCAGAACCTCGCGCAGACCGCGCTTGTTGCCATCAAGAACGCGCGGAATTGTCTGCCGCTCTATAACGAGGACGGCAGCGCGGTCGGCAAACGCTTTAGAGTGCTCGACCCGTCCATCAAACGGGTTGATCGCGGCGCGTGGCAATTAGAGCTGCGCTGGCACAGCCCGCGCTACTTTGACGTGGATGAAAAGACAAAGGCCGCGAAGCTGAAATTCAGCGTGAACAACCGCGGCGACATCATTCCATCGAAGGAATATCTGGAACACGACGTATCTTCGACGGTGAAGATCAGTCGCGCAAACTACGAATACACACCGTCGGGCACGCTTCCAGAGATGGAGGTCAAGAGCGATTGAGCGAAAGGAGGATTATGGCATGAAGAAGGCACAGCCGCTTGAAGCGGCAGCCAAGACGGAAAAGACCGAGAAAGCGGCAGCGCTCGCAGAGCCGACCTTTACCGCCGCCCAACTGCGTTCGTCTGCAAGGTCTTTGTTCGGAATCTCCCAAAGTACCTACGACGGCGCAACGGATGGCGTTGACCCTGAACAGCTGTTCACAGTTGAGGCCATGCGCAAACATATCGACAAATGGTTGAAGGAGGAATACTAATATGGCTGGTGGAACTTTCACCCTTTCCGGCAAGAAGGTGCGTCCCGGCACCTACATCAACGTCAAGTCCGGCAAGCAGAGCAGCGCCGCCGTCAATCTGGAAGGCGCTGTCGTACTGCCGCTGCTCGGAGCGAAGTACGGTCCGGCAAAGGAGTTCCTGCGGATTGACGCCTCCGCGCCCGACGCGAACGTCAAGAAGCTGGGCTTCTCCGTATACGACGATGACCCCATGATGCTGCTCATTCGTGAGACGCTGAAGGCCTGCGGCACGGTTTACGTGTTCATCCCCACGGCGGGCACGAAGGCGACGGCGACCATCGACGGCAAGCTGGTCTGCACCGCGAAGTATGGCGGCACCTTCGGCAACAAGCTCAAGGTCGCCATCGTCGCCAATGCCACGCTCGGCACCGGCTATTTCAACGTGAACGTCTACCTGGACAACGTTCTGGTCGAGAGCCACAGCGGCGCGCAGACGATTGGCGACCTGTCCGGCGTCAGTGATTACATCGACTTCACTCCGGCCACCGGTTCTACTGCAGCGACGGCTTTGGTTGCCGACGCCGGCACTTCCCTTGCCAGTGGCGCAGACGCCTCGCTCGTCAACTCTGATTTCACGGCAATGCTGGATGCCGCCGAGACGCTGGACTTCAACGTGTTCGCGTTCCCGTACAGCGCCACCACCTATTCCGCGCTCGTCACCGCGATCAGGAGCAAGGTGAAGTATCTCTGCGAAGATGCCGGCAAGGACGTGTTCGGCGTGCTCTCCGGCGTTGCCGCCGACTATGAGCGCATCCTGAACGTGACCAACGGCGTCATCCTGAACGATGGCACTGAGATCAGCGCGGAACAGGCTGTGGCATTCATCGCCGGTGCGACGGCTGGCGCGAGCTACACCGAGAGCAACACCTACCGCCAGTACCCCGATGCCGCGAGCGTCCTGAATCCCAAGACCCACGATCAGGCCGTCGCCGCCATCAACAACGGCGAAATCTTCTTCTCCTATGACGACAGCTACAATGTCGTGATCGAGTACGACATCAACAGCCTCGTCACCTTCACGGACGAGAAGTCTGAGGACTACCGCAAGATGCGCGTCCAGCGCACCCTCGACGCCTACAAGCGCCTGATTCGTGCCAATTTCCCGCCCAACAAGTTCGACAATGATTCGGACGGTTGGGACATCATGGAGGGCATTGGCAGGGGCATCCACACCACTCTCCAGGAGGAAGGCGCGATTCACGACTACGACCCGGACAACGACTTCCTCGTTGACCGCAGTCGCAGTGAGGGCGATCAGACGTACTTCAACGTCGCGCTGCGCCCGACGGACAGCGCCGAGAAGCTGTACTTCACCGTGACCACCCTGTAAATCGCGTTGAGCCTTCGGCGATATGCCGAAGGCTTTTCACTGACCATCTGAGAGGAGGATAAACCCATATGGCCACCACTACCACCACCTACAACAAGCGCAGGATGTCCTTGCGCGAAGGTTCCGTCTATCTGGACGGCACCAAAGTGCTCGACGCCGTGAAGTGCGAGGCCGTCTTCACTCCCGAAGTCGTTGAGAGCCGCGCACTGAAGGAACGGGGGCTGTCCCGCCGCTGGATTGGCTACGACATCACCGGCACCATCACCGAGTTCCGCACCACGCCGTGGCTGCATGACGCCATCAAGAAGTACATCAAGAATGGCGTGACGCCGGAGTTCACGCTTCAGGGCATCCAGGACGACAAGAACTCCGACTACTACGACAAGAACGGCAAGATCAAGGTCACCCTGAAGGGCGTTGTCCTGACCGGCGACCTGTCCGTGCTGAACCTGGACGCCGAAGGCGAGCTGCTTCAGGACGAGATCGAGTTCGGCGCGAAGAGCATGGTCTAATCCATCTCACGGCGCGCCGGGAGGCGTGCTCCGCGGCGCGCCTCCTTTTTCATCAATTAAACATTATTTCGACATTTGAAAGGAGTTAGGCACAATGGCGAATGTACCCAGCATCAAGGCGTTTATGCGCGCAGAACTGAACGAAGACACCATCGTCACCATTCCCGGCATCAAGACATTTTCCGACGAATCCGGTAAACCCATCGACATGAAGATTCGCGTCATCACCACTGCAGACCTGACGCGCATCCGCAAGGCTTGTCACACCCGCAAGATCGCGAAAGACGCGAAGGGCAAGCCGATCTTCAAGGACGGCTCCATCCAGTACGACGATCAGTATGACGGCAACGCAATGACCGACCAGATGATCGTTCAGAGCCTGGTGTTCCCCGACCTGCATGACAAGGAACTGCTGGAATTCTACGGCTGCAACGAATCCGTTGAGCTGGTTCACAAGCTGTTCCGGCGCTTCGAGGATTACACCTATATCTCCGAAAAGATTCAGGAGGTATCCGGCATCTCCGCTACCGGCGACGAGATCATTGACGAAGCAAAAAACTGATGGGTGAAGACGGCGAGTTCTATTCCATGTGGGCGCATATTCTGTGGCAAAGACGCGGATTGCGCATGGAGGAATTCCTCTCCATGAGCGAGACATGTCAACTGATGTACGTTGCCAGCGAGATTCTCGCCAACTCCCAGCCGCAGAATATGACCGACATCATGGTACACTCGCTGTCCAAACTCAAAGTGAAAAAACATTGACAACCGGGCTGCTTCCGACGTGAAGCAGCCCACGATTTTTTTAGAAGGAGTGATGCGCTGTGGCAACCTTGACCGCCATCTTTACTGCTCAAGATAATTTGAGCAAGGCGATGCAGAACGCAGGAAATGCGGGCAGCAAGACCAGCGGCATCATGCAGAAGCTCGGCAAGATCGGCTCTGTCGCCATGAAGGGCATCATCACCGCAGTAACCGCCGCCGCGACCGCACTGCTTGCGCTTGGCAAAAACGCCATCACCGCAGGCATGAACTTTGAATCCTCGATGTCGCAGGTCATGGCGACGATGGGTATCAACAAATCCACCGCCGAAGGACAAAAAGCCTACGATACGCTGTCGGCGGCGGCCCAGAAGATGGGCGCAGAAACCGCCTATTCCGCGACGCAGGCCGCCGACGCCCTGAATTATCTGGCCCTTGCCGGTTACAGTGCAGACCAGGCCGCCGAAGCCCTACCGACCGTCCTGTACCTTGCCGGTGCGGGCGCTATGGATTTGGCCGCTGCTTCCGATCTGGTTACGGACGCAATGGCGGCGTTGCAGATGGAGGTCAATCAGACCAACCTCAACAAATTCGCCGACCAACTGGCAAAGACGGCCAGCACGACCAATACCTCTGTTGCTCAGTTGGGCGAAGCAATACTGACTGTAGGCGCAACCGCCGCAAACCTCGCCAACGGCACGACCGAGCTGAACACGCAGCTCGGCATTCTTGCCAATGTCGGCATCAAGGGCGCGGAAGCCGGTACGCATCTTCGCAATATCCTGCTCAGGCTACAGAACCCAACCAAAAAGGCTGCGCAGGCTTTGGATAAACTCGGTGTCAGCGTGTACGACTCAAACGGCAACATGCGCGATACCGGCGATATCTTCAACGATTTGAAAACCGCAATGACGGGCATGAGTCAGCAAGAGATTGACCAGATCATGTCCACCATTTTCAATAAAACCGACCTCGCCGCCGCACAGGCGCTGTTGGCTGGCGCTGGCGACGAATACGCACGTATCTTCTCCATCATCGAGAACAGCGGCGGCGCTGCTGCGGAAATGTACATGACCATGCTCGACAACCTGAAAGGCGACGTGGACATGTTCAAATCCGCGACAGAGGCATTATACCTGTCTCTCTATAAGAGCATCAATGGCACCCTGCGCAACCTGGTTCAGACCGGCACGAGCTACATGCAACGCCTCAACGAGGCGTTTAAGACTGGCGGCTTCGAAGGTCTCGCCACCGAGCTCGGAAATGTTCTCGGCGATGCAATCGGTGTCATCATGAGCTATGTTCCGAAAGTAATAGAAGCAGGAACTGGTGTTGTCATCGCGTTTGTGGACAGTATTGGAAACAACGCTGATCTCATCGCAGAGGCTGCCGTTGAGATTGCCGTCCATCTCGCGGAAGCGATCATCAAAATAGCTCCAAAGCTGGCGGTTGCATTCGCGAAGATGCTTGGCGCTGCCGCAAAAGCGCTGATTGGCGCGATTCCTGATGTTCTCAGGAAAGTTCCTGATTCCATATATAAAGCGTTTGGCCTTGATAAAGCTACTGTTATGACGAATGTCATGCGGTTCACACGCAACATGAGGGCCGCTCTAAGTAAGGCGTTCAGTGGCGACTTTGCAGGAGCCATAGATAGGATTGGCACAGCCTTCAACCTCGATGAAGGCCAGATTGCCCGCATCAAGAATGTTGTTTCAAAGCTTGCAGATGCGTTCAATAAAGTCAAAAACGCTGCCCTTGATGTCGCTCGAGCGGTAGCACAATTCATAGCCAAGTTTGCCAGTATCGGCGGCATAGAAGCTATAATCGCCGGTCTTGCGGCTGCATTCATCGTGATCAAGGCGATCAATGTAGCGCAGACGATAATCGGTATAGTGAACGCCGTAAAAACCCTCGGCGCTTCCATGGCTGCACTCATGGCGACCAATCCCGTTGGATGGGTAGCCGCCATCATCGGCGCACTTGTAGCCTTGGGTGTTCTGCTCTATAAGAATTGGGACAAGGTGAGCGCTGCCGCGAAGAAGGTCGGCACGGCCATCAAAAAGGCCTTTGAGAACATCGGCAAGAAGATGTCGAAGTGGTTCGGCGACGTCAAGTCGTGGGCTTCCGAGAAGTGGGACAGCTTCAAGGAAGCGTGGGCCAATGGCAAGGTCGGCGACTGGATGAAACAGCAGGTCAACGGCCTCGGACAGAAAATGAAGGGCTGGTTCGGCGATGTCAAGAACTGGGCCACCCAGAAATGGAACGACCTGAAAAACGCCTGGAACGGCAGCAAGGTCGGCCAGTGGTTCAACAAGACATTCAAGGGCATCGGTCAGAAGCTCGGCGAGTGGTTCGGGCCGGTAGGCAACTGGGCCTCTGAAAAGTGGGGTCAGATCAAGGATGCCTGGAATGGCAGCGAGGTCGGCCAGTGGTTTAACAAACAGTTCTCCGGCATCGGCGCAAAGCTTGGTGAATGGTTCGGCCCCATCGGCACATGGGCTTCGGATAAATGGGAAGAGATCAAAACCGCCTGGAACAACGGCACCATCGGTGACTGGTTCGCCGATCAGTTTACCGGCCTTGGCGCGAAGCTCGGAGAATGGTTCGGGCCTGCTGCGGAATGGGCTTCCACGAAATGGGATGAGATAAAGACCGCGTGGAACAACTCGAACGTCGGTCAATGGTTCAACGATCAGTTCTCCGGCATCGGCGCGAAGCTGGGCGAGTGGTTTGGCCCGGCAGCCGAGTGGGCCTCGACCAAGTGGGATGAAATCAAGACCGCGTGGAACAACGGCACCATCGGTGACTGGTTCTCTGAGCAGTTCTCCGGGCTCGGTGCCAAATTGGGAGAATGGTTCGGTGATGTCGCCGCATGGGCCGGCGAAAAGTGGGATGCTATCAAAAACGCATTCAACAACGGCGATCCGCTCAGCTTCTTCAGTGACGCCTTCTCCGGCCTTGGCGATAAATTCAGTGAGTGGTTCGGCGACATACAGTCGGCGCTCGAAACGATCTCCCCGATCATCGAATCCATCGCAACCCCGTTCAAAGAGACGTTCTCCGGGCTCGGCGACGCGATTCAAGGCGTCAAGGACAAGTTTGCAGAGCTCGGCCCCAAATTCCAGGAGATCGGCCAGAAGCTCGGCCCGGCCCTGCAGGCTGTCGGCACCGTGATTGTCACCATAGGACAGGTCGTTCTTGGCGTGTTCGGTGCCATCGTCACCGTCGTGATTGGCGCTGTAAACGGTATCATAAGTGCCATCGCCCCGATTGCGCAGGCGTTCGTGGGTATGTTTGGCGTCGTGCTCGACGTCATATCGGCTGTCCTCTCCGTGATTACCGGCGACTTTGCAGGCGCGTTCGCAAGCATCAAGTCTGCTTTCACCGGTCTGGTCGGTGTATTCGGCAGCGTGGCGCAGGCCATTGGAAACTTCTTCAGCGGCATTTGGAGCGTCGTCTCAACCGTGGCTTCGTCCATCGCCGAAACATTCGCGAGCACGTTCGCAAACGTGAGGTCGTTCATCTCCAACCTGTTTGCCGGTATCGTGAACGGCATCATCGGCGCTCTCAACGCCGTCATCCAGCAGTTTGCCGCTTTCCTGCAGTGGGCCACTGGCGCTGTGAACTGGATTCCAGGCGTAGACATCCAAGTCAACATCCCGGAAATCCCGGAGTTGGTTGTCGAAGGCGAGGTCGATTGGCAGAACACCGACGCGCCGGGCGGAGATGGCACAAACCTACAGGTAACGGCAGACACCAGCGCTGCCGATTCCGCAATTCAAACCACTATCGACAACCTGAACAACCTTGCCGCGCCTGAGATTCCGGCGATTGAGCTCGACACGAGTGCTGCGGACGCGGCGCTTGCCACAACCCAATCCGCTTCGGATTCGCTCGCCGAATCGCTTGCTGGCTTTGAAATGCCTGATATGAGCGGCGCAGCATCCGGGCTCGAAGGTATATCCTCCACGATCACGGAGGCGTCGAGCGGTATCACTGCGCTTGAATCTGACCTCGGTTCCCTCGAATCCGCGTTCAGCGGCCTTGATCTTGGCACGTCTGGCAGCGAAGCCGGTACGAGCTTTGTGACCGGCCTGCAGAGCGCAGACCCGTCCGGCGCTGCGTCTACGTTTGCATCCACGGTTTCTTCAACCGTTGGTTCTACCGTAGGCAAGGCGTTTTCCTCGTCAGGCAAGGAAGCGGCTGGTCAATTCGGCACAACGCTGAAATCTACCGCCGCAGGAATAACGCTCGAAGCAGAAGGCACGACGATTGCCAACACGCTCACCGCAGGCATGGACGCCGGCGCGCCGACTGCCGTTGCCTCAATGACAACCACCGGCGAGCAAATCCGCGCCGCCGCGCAAGCGGTCAATCTCAGCGCGCAAGGCCGCCACATGCTGCAGACGCTCACGCAAGGCATGAACAGCGGCAGGGGCGCGGCAGTGGGCTCCGCACGCGCAACCGGCAACGCCATTCGCTCGGCGTTCGCCAGCATCAACCTATACAGCACCGGCGTGAACATCATGCGCGGCTTGCTGAACGGCATGAAGTCCATGTTCTCGACGTTGATGGCCGAAGCAAGGCGCATGGCCGCCGAACTGAAAAAGACCATCCAAAGCGGCATGGAAGTCAAATCGCCTTCCCGTTTTACGATGTGGGTCGGTGAGATGACAGGTCAGGGCCTCATAGATGGTATCGAGAGCATGACTGCAAAGGCGACAGCCGCCGCCGCGAACATGGCAAGCAACGTTGCGGATGCGTATGCGCCCACTGCAAACGCGACACCCACATCTCCCAGCGCGTCGCCCTATGAAGCGCTCGGAAGGGACGCCGCAAACAGCAACGCATCAAACAACAATAACGAAGGCGGCACCAGCGAGCGCCGCGTCGTTATCGACCTTGCCGGCAACGGCTCTATTAACGTGAACGGCATGAGCAGAGAAAGCGCCGCAGAAATGATCGCTGACCAGCTCAAGCCGCGACTGATGGAAATTCTCGCAAACGAAATCTACACGGGAGGCGTTGGCGTCTATGAATACTAAGAAGGTCACCAACAAGACGGAATTCTGGCTGTCCAACAACTCCGGCAAGAGCACGTTCATGTTCCCGGTTTTGCCAACGAAGATTTCCATCAAAAGGGACAACAGCAACGAATCGGTCAATGTTTCGGGTCTTGGAGAGATAACCATCATCCAAGACCCTTCCTTGAAGGAATTCGAGTTCACCAGCCATTTCCCCGCAACATTGCACCAGGGAGTACAGGCGACGATCTTGAAAAAGCCGAAGCTGTTGAAGACGCCTCAGAAGTACGTCGAGCTTATCGAAAAGTGGATTGCAACAAAGAAGCCTGTCAAATTCACCATTACCAGCCCAAAGGTGAGCCTGTTCTGCACCATTGAGAGCTTCGATTATTACGAACAAGGCGGCGACCCGGACACCATCTACTACACGATCAAGCTGAAGGAATACCGCGAGGCGACAATCCGAAAGCTCGACAAGACACCCACCAGGCCGACGGGCGGCGGTGGAGGCGGCGGTACAGGCGGCGGCACAGGCGGTGGAAGCACTGCCGTTGGATTCGATTATGGCATCGTCAAGACCAAAGGCGGCCGCCTGAAGATGTACAAGAGCACGTCCACCAGCTCGAAGGTGCTGGCGAAGCTGTCAAACGGCACCTATGTCAAGATGATCAGCAAAACCGGCAAATGGTACAAGGTGAAGACGATGGCAAAGAAAACCGGCTTTGTGAACGCGAGCTACATCAAGAAGGCCACCAACATGCCGGAAATCTCGAAAAGGTTCTTTTCATAATCGCGCCATAATGCGAGACGGGAGTTGATCAATTATGGAAATGAACGACATGATCGTAACGCTGTCCACGGGCATAACGCGCGTCAATAATTCGATCACGCCGAAGACATACGTTGTGCAGAGAGGCGATTCGCTTTACAAGATCGCTCGGCGCATCTATGGTGACGGCGCTATGTGGACAACCCTCTACGAAAAAAACGCGGAAGCCGTTCCTCACCCTTTGCTGCTCGCCGCCGGCACCGTACTGCAGCTGTAAGGGGGTGACGGCGTGGCGCATACAGTAGACATTTCACGTATCATTACCGGAACCGGCACAATATGGCAAGGCGACACCCCTGGCACCGGCAATGATAACGAAAGCGGCAGCAGCGTTTCATCCATCAGGTTATCCGAAACCTATAAGCGCGTCAAGCTGCCAAAAGGCAATGGCATTGTCTTCGTTGTTGCGAAGGGAAACAACGTCTACGACATGAGCCAGCTTGTGGAATCCATCACGTGGAGCGGCGCGAAATCGTCAATGCCGAGAACCCTTGAAGTCACGATGCTCGACAGCGACAGGAAAGGTCACGCAAGGCCGGACATCAATATCGAAGCCGGTCAGCAGTGCTTGTTCCTCTATAACGGCAAGGAGTTGTTTCGCGGCATACTGTTCGGCTCGTCTCAATCCGTGTCGCGGTCAGCCACCTACAAGGCGTATGACGCTGGCATCTACCTCGCCAAAAACATGGACACTTTCGTGTTCAAGAAGAAGACGGCTACGCAGATATTCCAGGCTATCTGCAAACGGTTCGGCCTCGATCATACGGAGGTCAGCACCGGTTATACCATTAACGACCTCACCATGCAGAACGTCACAGCAGCGGACGCCATATGGAAAGCACTTTCCAAGACCTTCAAGGCAAAAGGAAAGCGCTACTATGTGTACTGCGAAAAAGGCATCTTGAAGCTGATCGCGCGAGCGGATAACATGGTGCAGATCGTGATCGAGGAAGGCGCGAACACCATTGACTTCACTCGTGAGATCAGCCTTGAAAACACCTATACCCGCGTGAAATTGTATTCGGACGAGAACAAGGTGCTTGCATCTGCGAAAGACACCAAGATTGAAGCCAAGATCGGCGTCATGCAGTACACCGAACAAGGCGACAGCGAGAAATCGTCTGCTTCGCTTCAGAGCAAGGCCAAGAACCTGCTCGCCATCAAGAAAAAGACCGAAGAAACGCTGGAAGTTGAAATGATCGGCGACGCCACCATCCACAGCGGCGTCGCCGTTTACGTCAACCTTCCCTATCTCGGAATCAAAAAGACCTATTACGTGGACGAGGACGAACATACGTTCACAAACGGCATGCACACCATGAGGCTGAAGCTGAACGCCGCCAACGAAGTCTACGACGATGAAAGCGACGATGACGATTAAGGAGGGAGAACATGGCGAAGGAAACCAGTCTGCGCGAGTTGTTGCGGCAAGCCGTTGGCATACGAACATCCACAATCGTCATCGGCAAAGTAAAGAAGGTTGACCCTATCGAGATAGTCGTTGCAAATGACCCAAAGCTTATACTCTCCGGCGACAATCTGCACATTCCGTCCCACATGTCTGACTATTCGATTGCCATTGAGTTTGACATGGATACGTCAGAAGCGTCGGCAAAGCACAGTCACAACTATTCTGGTGAAACGGATTCTGAGCTCGGCAACCATAAGCACGGGATATCCGTTGATACGGATTCCAAGCTCGGAAAGCATACGCACGGCTATTCAGGGGAAACGGAATCCAAACTCGGAAATCACAATCACGGCTATTCAGGTGCCACGGACACCAAGTTGGGCGATCACAATCACAGCTACTCGGTTGTAATCAGCGAACAGCAAACCATCAACGGAAACACGAATAACGCCAACCTTGCGCACGCTCATAATTACTCGGGAAACACCGAAAATGCCAACCTTGCGCACTCACACGGTTATTCAGGAGAGACGGCTGATGTTGACCTCGCTCACAAGCACAATGTCTCAGGCAACACAGACGAGGTAAGTCTTGCGCATGGACATGACTATTCCGGCGCGACCGAGAGCGCAGAAGCCAAGCACAGCCACAAGATAAAGTGTTCCGCAAAATGCAAGATCAGTAACGCCCTCAAAGTAGGAGATGAGGTCTATCTTCTCGCTTACGATGAAGGCTCTCAGTTCTTCGTGCTCGATAAAGTGGGGTGAGATAAGATATGGCGGTTGTCCCTGATTTCCCGATTGTTGCGATTCAGGATGAAACGCAGATACCGAATCGCACCTACAAGCTCGACATCGACAAAGGCCGGATCATCGGATATGTTGACGGCGAGGACGCCATCAATCAGGCAGCTATGAAGGCGCTATATACGCCGCGCTTGACCTGCTATGCCTACGATGACCAATACGGAAGCGAGATCGCAACACTGCTCGGCAACCCAAACGCCACACGGGAATACATCGAGGTCGAAATGGAGTTCCTGCTGACCGATGCGCTGTGCGCGGACGGGCGATTCTCCGGCATTGAAAACCTGACAATGGAGTTCGACGGCGACGATGCGCATTTCACGTTCATTGCCGATACGACACTCGGAAAGATTCAAATGGAAGGAGAGACGGACAGTGTTTGAGGATAAGACCTATGAATCTTTGTTGGCCGAAGCGTTGTCATACGCGCCCGCCGGCATCGACACACGTCAGGGCAGCATCTACCGCGACGCACTGACCGGGCCGATACTGGCGCTTGCGCAGTTTTACGCCGATCTTGACAACCTGATTTCTCTGACGCGAATCGACACCGCCGCAGAAGAATATCTGGATGACAAGGGCGTTGAATACGCCGTAGAGCGACAGGCCGCCGTCTGCGCAACCTACGCCGCCGTCATCGAGGGCACACCGCCCAATGAAGGCGAAGAGTTCATTATCGGCGACCTGTTCTTCGATATCTTTTACGACGATGACGGCAATCCGTACTTCGAGGCCGTCGAGCCTGGCGAGGAAGGAAACGGCGTTCAGGTCGGCGCGGAGGCTGTGCCGGTGTCTACCGTAGAAGGATTGGTTTCGGCGACTGTCGGCGACCCCATTATCGCCGGCGCAAACGCGCAAAGCGACGATGATTACCGCGAGCGCATACAGGAAAGCATCTCCGGCCCTGCTGAAAACGGAAACAAGCAGCACTACAAGACGTGGTGTGAATCCGTTGAAGGAGTGGGTCACGCGAAGATCGTTCCTTTGTGGAACGGGCCGAACACGGTCAAGGGCATCATCTACGCCGAAGACGGCACTCCCGCGAGCGCGACAATTATCGCAAGGGTGCAGAAATACATCGACCCCGACGATGACAACGACGGCGAGGGCGACGGTCTCGGCGAGGGCGTCGCGGAGATCGGCGCGCACTTCACTGCCGTCGCTCCGAGTACGCTCAACCTGACCGTCGCCGCAACGCTGACGCTGGCATCCGGCTACACCATCGAGATGGTGCAGGATGACCTTGAAGAAGCCATAGAGAACTACCTCAAAAACGCGGTCATTGAGAACGACGATGACGTGACGGAACCGATCATTCGATACAACGCCATCGGCGCTATTTTTTTGGATTCCGAAGGCGTTATCGATTACAGCAACCTGACGCTCAACGGCGGCACGGGCAACATCCAGCCCGACGATGACGAGGTGGTCGTGCTGAACTCGCTGACCATCACATCGGCATAAGGCGGTGAAGGCGGCATGAGAGTATACGACAACGCGCCGACGAGCTACCACGAGGAACTGGCAAGCTGGTTTCCGGCGTGGTACAGACAAGTGCTTGAAATGGACGCCCTTTGGAATACGTGGGGCATCCTGCTTGACCGGCTTCAGGCCGACATTCTGCAAGTGCTTGAAAATTATTTCCTCGTGAGCTGCGACGAAGCCACCATTGAGATGTGGGAGGATTTTCTCGGCATCACGATATCGTCGCCGCGCGATCTTGAGAATCGGCGGCGCTTTATCATGATGCA